CGTAGACCGTGGACCCGTTGATCTCATGCAGATACGTGCGCAAGTTCTCTCCCCTCAACGCAAGAGGGGCCAACTACTGAATTCAGTAGCTGACCCCTCAGGGTGTGTTCAGTTGTTGCTAGTCGTTGCCGAAGATGCCCGGACCCGCCGGAGTGTCGTCATGGTGCATCGGACGGACACCGAACAGCGTGATTCCCTGTGCCGTCTTCCGGCGCGTCACCTTGCGTTCTTCCATCGCGCGATAGAACGTCGTGCGTCGCCAACGCTCCTTCTGCGGAAGGTTCTCAGCCTCGCACCAATCGAGATACATGCTGAACGCCTCGTTGCCAAGGATCCGGTCATCCTCGTTGCCCGTGGCCTCAAGGACACCCGGCATGAACCCCTGCAACCCGTCGGCAGTCTCGCGGAACTCCTTGGTGGCGTTCTTCACGGCAGCCGGATCCTGTAGCCCGTTGGCAAACCACTCGACCGCACCCCGGACGGCCCAAGCCACAATGCCCGGAGCCTCAGCGAGGAGCTTGTCACTCAGGTCATAGTCACGCTCGTCCGGCGCAAAGTACCGGTTAAACGGGATCATCTTGACCCGTCGCCAAAGCCCCTCATCCTGACCCTTGAAATTAGGCTTGTGGTTGGTCGCAAGCATGATCAGGAACGTCGGGGCGAACGTGAAGAACTCCTGACGCATGAACCGGGCAGTGACCTTGTCCTTACCCGTCACACGCTTGAGGACAGCCTCAGACATGGGCCGACCCGAGTCACCCTCAGAAGCCATCACGAGCCGTGCACCACGGAGAGCGGCAATGTCGTTCGGGATGCCGCCTGAGCCCTTGTCCTCAAACGTGCTGAACGCCGTAGTAGTTGTGATCTCCCCGAACACTTCAGTGAGCGTGTCCGTGAGGACTGACTTGCCGTTCGCGCCGGATCCATGCAGCACCGCAAAGCACTGCTCAGACGTGCTACCCGTAATGCCGTAGCCACACAGGCGACGGAGGTACGCAGGCATGTCCGGAAGCCCCGGCATGATCTCAGACAGGAACGCTTCCCAACGAGGAGCCTTAGCGTCCGGGTCAAACTCGATCGGAAGCGAGGCAGTCAACATGTCCCGCTTATCGTGCGCACGCAACTCCCCCGTACGCAGATCCACCGTGCCGTTAGAGAACGACAGAAGCTCAGGGCGAGCGTCAAACTCATCAGCCGACACCTGAACAGCAGGCACGGCCTTAAGCTCACGAATCAGCGCGTCAATGCTACGCGTGTTCATGAAATGGGAAGCGATCTTCTTGGTGTGCTCCCCCGCATCCGGGATGGTGCTAGCAGCAACCGACAGAGACGCGCCCATGAAATGGATGAGCTGACGCACCTTGGTTTCCGATTGGTGCCACACCTTGCCATCCCACACGTAGAACCCAAGCCCCTTGGCGTGCTTGATAGTTCCACCCGTGAACGCCACAAGCGCATGAGCGCTCAGCACGTCGGAAGTCCCGTACCGCTCACTGAACTCAGTGATCAGTTCTACAGCCCGGGTAGCCGTCGTGGCATCCGGCACAAGCGCGCCGGTAGCAGCGTCCACAAGCAAACCTTTCGTCTCGTTGTACGGCTCAGCACGCTTCACGGCCGTGTGCAGAGCAGCCGGGAACCCCTCAGCGTTGTCGTTACGCCAGTCAGTCAAGTCCCAACCATCCGCAGGGATGTTGAGGACGTACACCGTGATTCCGTGCTTAGAAAGACCAGCAGCAAGACGCTTGGTGAAGCCCTTACCGGCCGAGTCGTTGTCACCGGCCACGATCACTTGCGAACCGTCAAGCCCCCGCGCAAGCTCCTCAACAAGCTCCGGGGAACCGGCCAGAGCAGCACCCCGGACAGCCACAGCGTCATAGCCCACAGCAGCCGCTGTAAGCGCGTCTCCGGGCCCCTCAGTGATCAGAGTGACCCCGTAGCCACCCTGACCCCGGAACACCCCGTACTGACCCCACCGGGCACCCTCAGGGTTCGTGAGGCCAACCCACCGCCCCGGGCACTTCCCCGAAAGGTCCCGACCCTGCAACGCGTGAACGATCCCCCGGAAGTTCTTGAACGGAACCGTCACACGGGGGAACGAGGTGAACGCACGCGACGCGAACGGGAACGAACGCTCACCCGAGAAGCCAAGCTCAAGGTCACGCGCAAGCTCCGGGCCAATCCCGAACCGATCGAACAAGTACGAACGGGCTTGCACAATGCCGTAGTTGGCCTCAAGCGACTGCAACGAACCGGCCGTGTCGTCCACGTACATTGCGAGAGCAGCCGTCTGAGCAGTGTTCACAAGCGCGGGCTTTTCCTTGGCCACCGTGAGCCCGTCGCCCTTGGCGTTGAACATGTCCGACCAAGTCAGGTTGGCAGCCTTGACCACATCCCCCGGCTTGCACCCGGAACGGCACGTGATGCGGACCTTGTCATCATCACCCCGCCAGATACGGAGCGACGGACGAGAGTCACCATGCGCCGGACACAGCGCGAGATAACCCCCGTCCGACTGCTCCTCAACCTGACCAAAGCGCGCAAGAACATCCTTGAACAGCAACGTAGTTCCTCTCCCTCTTGTTGCTATCCCTTGAGCGCAAGCACTTCCTAGGGCACCTCCGGGTACGCCTCACGGATCTTGACGAGGACAGCCGCGAACGTGTCTAGGTCCATGCACACATACGACCGACCAACACCCGCGCTACGGCGCTTGATGACAGCCACCCCAAACGGGAAACCGGCGTTCTTCGCCTCGTCGTTCGCCTGAGCGATGAACCCCGGTAGGTCATGCTTGGCCGTGTCCTTGGCCTCAAGCACGAACGGATACGCGTGCATGTCGCCCACGTCCTTAGCACCCATCTGCGCCACCCTGCGAACGTGCCGAGCATCCCAAGAGGGAATCTCGTCCACCCCCGCATGCGCGGCAAGGTAGGCGTTCAGGAAGTCCCGAACCGCGCTCTCATGCCTCGTCCCCTTGGCCTTGTTCGGGTTAGCCATCGAGCACCCCCACCACCCAACGGGCAAACATGAACGCGCCGTTGGCCACGACAGACAGGGCAAGGGCAGTGAGCACCACCTCACGGCAGTCATTGAAGAACCCACGCCACGAACGGTCAACCTGCTTAGCCACGGATCCACCTCACGTCAGCACCACGGGTAACGGCATGCCGTACAGCGTCCACGTACCGAGACCACTCCTTACCCTCACGGATGGCAGGCTCAAGCCACACCGTGTCACCCTCCCCCAACGCCCGAACATCACCCATGGCAGGGACAGCCCCCGCCTTAACAACCTTGTCCATGACCCCTCAGCTTCTGAATTCAGTACCTGCCGGAAACACCAAACGGCCGGACAGCAACCAAGTGGTCACCATCCGGCCGTAGTTGGTCGGGCTACTCCTCGTCGGGCACGGCACCCGGAGTGATCAGCCGGACATGATCAGCGGCGATCCACTGAGCGGCAGTCGTCTTACGAGCCGTGAAACCCGACTCATCCCCCGTCGGCTGCACCTTGAGAGTCGGCACGAGGACGAACCCCACACCCTCAACCTGAGCCTTTTTGGCAGTCACCTCAAGAACAATCGCATCCGTCATGCGGACCCGGTTACCCTGCCGCGCGGCGTAAGCCACAAGGTCACCCTTGTAAAGCTCCTCACCCGCGTAATCCGTGACTACTCCTCGCTTGCCCATGCGTCGCTCTCCCCTGCGTGGTATTCGAAATCTTCGGACAGCCCAAACCGACGACGACGCTCATGCAGAACGGCCGGACGGTCGTTGGGCGCAAACCCCCAAAGGGGGCCCCTGATCACCTCGTCAGAGACCCCCTGGAACGGACGCGCGGTCACTCCGCAATCGCCTCGTTCCAAGACTTGATCACCTTGATAACCGGCTTGCGATAGCTCACACGGCCATAGGTCGAGTGGTCATACTCCACAAGCTCAAGGGACAGCTCACAAAGAGCCTCACCCCCGACCCGCTCAAGGTCGTTCTCAATCTCGTGCAGAACCTTGACGAGTTCCCACGACGTAGACACGAACTGACCAAGGCCAAGCTCATAATCCTCAGCAAGGCGAAACTCAACCTTGGTGTTCGGAGCAGGACCACGGCCAGACTTGGCCATGTTCTTGCGCTCCGCGAGAAGCTGAGGGCAACCGCACGGCTGTCCGTAGTCATCCGCGAGAAGCGACGTAACGCCATCGCACTCATGAATAGGGCCACGCTGACCCCACAGAATGAGCGTCGACTTAATGGCCTTGACACCGGAGATAACAACCTCAACGGAATCCTTGCCGGTCATCACCTCAAGGAAATCATCCTTGCTGGTCTCCCACTCGTGAGGAGTACCGCCCATAAGCTGAGCGATAGAGTCGGCAACCACCTTGTCACCCGTCGTGACACGCCACGCGTCCAGAGACATAGGCTTACGGCCGTTCATCTTGCCCGACCGGAACCGGAACGCAAACTCGTTGTCGTAAGTGACCTTGGGCTTGGGCTTAGCGTCCGGGTCAGTGTCAAAGATGCGCAGAGCCATAAAGGTCTCTCCCCTAAGTCGTTGAATTGAGCGTTGAGTTGCCAAGGGGGTCAGCTACTGGATTCAGTAACTGACCCCCTCGTTCCTCTTCCTGATAGCCCTAGAGCGCAAGCACTTCCCGACTAGCGGGCACGTCGCTCAGTACCCGTGACAAGTCGCTTGCTGCTCTTGGCAATCGCACGCCCAATCACCTTCTTAGAGACCTCACGATCCCAGTTGAACACCTTCCGCAGCGTCAGGAAGAACTCAAAGACCTCGTCATCAGTACGCACCGGCTTAAGCGCCCACTGTTCCGGAGTGATGTGCAGAACCGCAGCACCCTCCGTCTCAGGGAACGCAGACGAGTTGCCATCGGGGTCAATGAGGCGGTCAGCGTGCCGGTAAGCGGCCATCTGTAGGGCCACGTCCGCATACGTGCTCTTGGACGTCTTCCAGTCGGCAACGATCGTTGCAACCTCGCCCGAAGGGTCAGGGATGCCGTCCTCGTTCAGCTTGAGACGGAGGATCGCATCAAAGGATCCGGCGTAGTTGTGCGTGTCCGACCATGCGACATCTTCCGCGCGGACTAGCTCAGGCTGAACAGCGTCAAGGAACTCATCAAAGTTCCGACGGTACGGCTCAAGATCCTGCGACACGCGCCGGACAATCTCACCCCGGATCATGCGCTCAAACAGGTCGTGCGCGTCAGAGCCAATCTCCGCACGCATCTTGGTGTACCGGCGAGCAGCACCCTTGATGTAATCAACAGCAGCCTCACGACCGGCCGTCTCAGACATCTGCTTGAGGAAATCGAACGAGTCAACCGCAAGCTCAGCGGCAAGCTTGCCATTCCACGGAGCAAGGAACGGCTTAGGCAGCATGCCGATAATCGACGTGACACCGGGCGCCTGAGCGTGCGTGTCAGCGTCGACATAGAAGCGGGAACCCCCGCGCATCACGGTGCGAACCTGGCTCATTGTGTGTGCCTCTCTCTGGCCGGTTTGGCTTACGAGTGGCCTAGAGCGCAGACACTTCCTCACAGCGGGCAGGATGACGACTGACGGTTTTTCGTCATCATCCGGGTTACCCGCACAAGAGCTTAAAGAGAGAGTCTGTATAGGTGATCTGAACTAGTCGTCATTTCGTCATTCGTCATCTAGCAAGGGCCAACCTCCCTCGCTGATCTCCTGTACGCCCGTCTCCGGGCAGCAAAAAGCCCCGCCCAACCCTGGGGGTCAGACGGGGCTAGAAGGGGCTCAGAGGGCCGCTCAGGGCTCTATGGGGGGCACCGGCTGCCCGGTCTCCCATGCAGCGTCCAAGCTAGCGGCGAGCCTCGCGCAGCTCTTTGCCCGCTCCTTGAGCTTGGTTGGTACAGCATGCGGAGACTTCCACAGCTTCTCGTGCGCCTCAGCCGACTGAGTCAGTACCGCCGCTATCAGGTCTAGGTCAGACTCGGTCAGTCGCAGCGTCACCCAACGGGCAGTCTCGTCACTCATTTTGCAACCCTTGCGCTCTAGAGACAGTGGGACTAGCCGAGAAGCCCCCTACCTCGCTGGGGGTTTGGTAGGGGGCTTCTCAGGTACTGAATTCAGCAGATGGCTTAGAGATCGAACTTGTCCGCGAGAGCCTTGAGCTGATCCCGCAGCGCGTTGTACTGATCGCGCGCCGCCTTGCGCTCCTCGTCGGTCAGCTCGTCCGGCTCAACCTCGTCCAGCACCTTCACGGCCTTGGTCAGCTTCTTGCCCTCAGCGGCAACCTTCTCGGCAAGGGTGAGTTCCTTCTTGCCGTCCAGTGCCTCAGCCTCGTGCTCAAGCTCCTCGGCCTCGTCCGTCTTCCCGGCCTCAAGGGCCGCCTGAGCCTTAGCGGCAAGCTCAGCCTTTGCCTTGGCCTTGAGACGGGCCTTTTCGCGGGGGCCGACGAGGTCAATGCCGTAGTACGCGGACACGGCCTCAGACGGCTCAAGCGCCGGGTGAGCCTTGGCAACCTCAGTGAAGAGGCTGTCAAAGTCAGCGCGCCGCACGCCGTCAAGCTCCTTGGCGTAGTCCGCGAGCACGTCGCCCGTCTGGTTGTTCATGGACTTCCACAGCTTCTCAGCAGCTTCCTGAGCGTCAAACTCGTCAACGCCCCCCTCACGGAGCTGCATGATTGCCTTTGCCTTGAGGGCGCCGGACGCGTCGCGATACGCCTGAGACTTGGCCTTGAGGTCCGGGGCACCCTTGACCTTGAGCTTGAGGCGAACGTCAAGGAGCTTGCGACCGAGGTTGTACGCCGTCTGAGAAGCCTTGAGGTGAAGGGTGACACCCTCCGAGATGACCCCCGCGCCCTCGTCAATGAGAGCATCCATGCCCTCAACCTCGCGGTAGTCCTCAGTGGTCTCAAGCACGACCACCTCAGCGGCCTTGGGCTTCTCGGCGACCGTGGCAGCGTCACGGAACGCGTTCCGAGACTCCTGCTTGAACTGAGCCCACGTCTTGTCACCCGCCGGAGTCTTGCCGCGCGTCGGAAGACCAGAGATCAGGGTCTCAGTCTCCTTACCAAGCTCCTCAAGCCCGTCCGTGTTCTCAGCCTCAGCGAGCGAACCGGCGCGCTCGATGTTCGCGCTGATCTGCTCAACCGTCTCGGCGTGCTTGTCCGTGCTCTTGGTCTCAGCCATTTCCGTGTTCCCCTCGGTCTCGGTCTGCCCCTTAGTGAGGCTTTCCATGAGGTTGGACACGATACCGGCTGCATCAACCTCAGTCAACTCAACCTGAGACTCTTGACCCTTCTGGATGACGATGCGGCAGGCAACGCAGATGTTCGCGTCCGTGGCGTCCGACCGGAGCACGTCCCCCGTGGTCACCTTGCCGCAGACCGTCTTGTTGTTGTCGGCGCGCTTGACGTGGATCACCTTGCCATTGCGGACCGCCGCAAAGGTGTGACCAAGCTCCGCGATCTCCTGAACCGTGATGCTGCTCATTGGGTTCCCCCTCGTTCGTTCGCCGTCGTGCTGACAAGGAAGACAGTACACACGCCGCACGGACCGCGCAAGCCAACTACTGAATTCAGAAGCTGCCTCAACGCAAAAAGCCCCCTCAGCCGGATAGGCCAAGGGGGCTCACGAGCTAGCTCAACAGGTAAGCGCGTAGCTCCTCGCGCAGATCAGCGGGGGTACCGCCGTTCGTGATGGTGAGGTCCGTCGGGAAGTCATCAAGCGCCGTCTCACTCTCGTGAGTGTCCGCAGAGACGAGGGCCGGACGCAGGATGCGTACGAGCTTGAACCCTCGCGCCTGTAGCGCCTTGGCCTCGTTCGGGTACCGGCAGTCAGTCACGACAACCGGCAGGTTCCAAGAGTCGGCAACGGCCACCCGGTCCATAGCGACGCTGACCCAAAAGCCCTCGTCGTGATGCCGGACCGCCTGACCGGCCGTCTGAAGGATCCTGCGAACCTCCGGATAGTTGTCCTTGGCGTATTCCCAACCAACGTCCGTGACGAGGCGAGAAAGCCGGACAGAGAGCCGGTAACCCCGGTCGTACGCCGTAGGAATGAGCGGATCCATGCGGAGCGCCATTTCCTTGAGCGGGTCAGCGAATGCGACACGCGTATACGCGGCATGCCGGACGAGGAAACCGGCCGCTGTGTCCTTGCCGGAACGAGCCTTGCCGATAAAGGCAATGTGCGGGAACTTCAAAGCAACCTCCCGTAGATAAGTCCTACCTACCTACGGGAGCGCAAGAGCTTCCTACTTCCGGTGCTTGCCCTCGGCATACAGGAACGCAGCAACGGTCTTAGCGTCCTCAAGACGCTGCACACCTTCACCAAGACCGAGCAGAGCCGCAGCAACGGCAAGGATTAGCTCAGACGGCAGGTCGGGCACAAAGTGCGCCGCTAGGGCGACGAGCGCCACAAGCACCGCGTAGAACCGCGCGGCATGATCCTTGACAAACGACATAGGTAATGCGTCCCTTCGATTCGTTACGTTGCGTAGACCGCCGGCATAAATTTTGGTCTACAGAGAGTTACAGAGCACCGGCAGCACGAGCGAGAGTGACCCCCGCAGCGAGCAAGCCAGACACAGCAGCCGTAGGAAGTGCGTACTTCCAACGCTCAAGCGTCCGTAGACGCTCCTCGTGATCCTCAAGCTTCCGGCTGACCATCTCGCTAGCGTGCGTGAGGTCACGAACGTCCCCACGCATACCAACAAGCTCGTCATAGATTTCCCGGGCGCCGATAGTCACACCGCCCAAGGGGTCACGCTCGCTCATTACTTCACCTTGAACCCGTGCTTAGCGCCAAGCTTGGCAAGCGTCGACTTGCCGGGAATGCCGTCAGCATCCTTGCCGGTGAAACCTAGCTTTCGCTGCCAAGCGGCGTACGCGGTAACCGTGGTCGTGCCGAACGAGCCATCGAACGCGTACTTTGCCGAGAGCAGCCCCTCAGCCTTGAGAGCCGCCTCAACCGGCTTCACGTCAGCAGCATGCAGAGCCTTGCCCTGAGCCGCCTTAGGGTCGCTCTTGGACGCAGCAACCACGTTGGCGAGGCTCACAGTTGGGACGCTCGCAGGCTTAGGCGCCGACGTGGAGCCCTTAGGGGCCGCAGCAAACAGAACCTTGGTGCTGATAGCGCCCGGGTCCCAGTGGTCGTTACCAGGCACGTTGCAGTGCCCGTAGTGACCACCCTCGGTCAGCCACACGTTCCGGTCACGCTTGGTCGCACCGGCCGTCTTAGCCGGAGTACCCATCGGGAACACGTCCGGGATACCCCACGAACGGATAGCCGACATAAGCGCCTTGAAGTTCTTCCCCGGACGCCAGTAACCCGTGAACGGGGTCGCAGCGCGCCCAAGTACCTCAATCTGAATGCACGCCCGACCGGTGCGGTTCGTGCGGGTGTTGCCATCGTTCTTGAGCGCGCGCCCAGACTGGTCAAGCGGACCGTACTGCCCGAGCCGGTCCGTGGTCGGGTCGTACAGGAAGTGCGGCTCAGCGCCGATGGAAGTCAGGTACTTCCCAACCGAGTTGAACGCAGCATTACCCGCGCCGCTCTCGGTCGTGTGCCAGACCACACGAGCCGGGCGGTTGGGGCTGTCCATAGCCCCGCCAATGTTGCCGCTACCTAGGCGCTCAGCGCCAGAAACCCAAACAGTACCCATGCGGGTAGCTCCTCTCAGGGAAAAGGGAACCCCCGCCCGGTCGTGCCCTACCGGACGGGGGTAAGTCAGTTACTGAAATCAGTAGTTGCTAGAGGGACGTGAAGCAGCCGTTAAACCCGACCCACTGAGGTAGGTCATTCGGTCGGCTGATTCCGTACAGCCGTAGCCAACCATCCGTAGTGATGTCTAGCTTGAGCGTGATCCGGGTCGACCCGGCATCCGAGCACGGAACCGAAATGGTCCGGAGCGAGGCAGGCTGAGCAGACGAGGGAAGCGGCGTAGTGTTCAGCTCAAAGTACGAGGGGATGGAAGTTGGGTACGAGGAGCGGGAGAGCCCACCACGAAACATGATCGTGTCTTCCCCGAAGAGGTTGACCACCCGATACTGAAAGTTGCCCTGAGAGTTGCCGTTGTTCGTCCAACCGGACGCAAGGGAAGGCGACTTCCAAGTATTCGTGCCCGCCGCGAACGACACCCAAGCGGAACCGTCGTACACCTGTAGGAGGTTGACATCCTTGAGCCAAGTCACCATGCCCTCAACGGGCTTCTTAATGGTGGCACCACGGGTCACCGCAGAAGTGAACGACATGACTAGCTTGGGGGTCATGTTCGTAACCAGACCCTCAGCGAGGGACTGAGCATTGGGCTTATCGGTAAGCGTGGGGTACGGGATGTTCTGCCCGTACGAGTCAGTTAGGGGCATAGGTGGGACTCCTTAGTCAATGCGGTAGCGGACGCCGTTGACGCTGCACCACGTAGTAACGCCGGTGGGCGGGATGAGCACACAACCGCCGTCCGGGTTGAAATCGATCTTTAGCGGGACGCCACCAGCAGCCGCCGCAACAGAGCGCTTAGACAGTGGGCGAAAGCCGGTCGGCATGGTGAAGAACTCACCGCCGTTCGGAGGACTACCCGAGGTAGCCCACGACATGCCGCCGCACCACTCAACGAACGTTGAGCCATGGTCAACGATCCGGCGATACTGAACCGTGCCGTTGCTGTTTCCGCTGTTTGAGTAGCCGCTCACGAGCGAGGCAGAGACCCACTGAGGACTAGGCGTAGCAGCCTGGTAGGCGCCCACACAGACCCAACCGCCCATGGTCTTAACCATCTGCACCGAGTCACCAACAGCGGGGCTCTGATAGCCGGTCAAGAGCCTCACGCTAGGGAACGTGTCACCGGCGCGCGAAACATCAATGGAACCATCGGAGTTGACCGCTGAGACGACACCCATGCGGGCAACCGACTCGACGAGCCCGGAAGTCTTCACGGACTGAACTGCCGCACCAAGTAGCTTGTCTACAGCGGCCATTACGTTTGATCCTCGTCCCGTCCCCCGATGGTGTCGATATTGAACGCTCCCCCATCGGTCGAGAGCGGAACATCAAAGGCGTTCACTAGGTGCAACTCAGGGTCAATGCCGGGCCCGTAGTCCACCCGGATCCAATCCCCCGCATCTAGCGCAGGGTTGGGGACCGCAGACAAAGAGACCGAACGGTTCGGCGCACGCCCCTTACGCAAGAGCGCAAGCGCCATAGCGTTACAGTCCGCATTGGTCGTGACGAGGCTTGAGGACACCCGCTTAACAACCTTGCCGAACGGTCCCCCATAGCGGAGCGGGTCAGTGCTGTCCGTGATGGACACCGTTGCGGAGACCGGGGGCTTGTTGTCCTCAGCGTTTTCCCCAACGACCGTGACCCGGTTGTAAACCTCGTCACTGGTAAGCGACTGCTGAGCCGACACCATCACGCCAGACTCACCCGCAGACACGTCCCAAACGGTCGTGGGGTTTGAGTCCTTGACCGATGGAATGTCAGCAAGCACGAACGTGCCGTACGCGTCACAGAACAGTTCAGCACCCGCAGACAGGGCAACCTCAGAGAGAGCCGCCCACTTATCCGTGCCAGCATCCCAAGTCTTAGTGGGAAGCGCACGGCCACCACTGGACGAGCGGTCAACAAACCCGGCAAGGGGAAGCGTGTCCGCGATTTGCGCGCCGATGAATGCCGCAGCATCCCGGGCACCCTTGGTGCTCGTCGCCGAGCCAAACAGAGCCCGCTTAAGCAGGATCTCAAGCCCCGCCGCCTCAATCGAGAGCGGACCCGTGTGCACGTCACCGCTCACGCTCGTAATCACAAACGTGCCAAGCGGGACCGATTCCGTTGAGCCGTCAAGGTAGCGAATGCCACGCTCAACGTAGAGTTGCTGTCCGTACACACCGAACAAGTCGGTTTCAGCCTTAGGGAACTGACGAGGGTCAGCAACGGTAAGGGACAGTGAGCGCCGTGTCTCACTGCCCCTATCCACCTTCACGGACCCGCTCACAAAGGGAATGTCCTCAGCGACGAGAGACCCGCCGTAAAGGGCATTCACCTTGCTTACTAGTCCGTGGCTCGTCGTCAGCGCCCGAGCCCACTTAGGGCTGACGCTTAGCAACACTGCCCCCTTTCTGGTCAGTTGCTGAATTCAGTAGCTGCTAGGGGTTCGTGAGCGTGCCCGCCCAATCGCCGTAGCGACCAAGCACGTCAGACCAAGCGTTGTTGCCATCCAAGACCGTCTGCCACGTACCCGCGACCGAGCCCTGTAGGCCACCGGCCGGACGGTCAACCTCAGACACATCAAGCGTCCAACGCCAACCGGGGATGTTTGCAGCGTTCGTGACGCTCTCAACCTCAACCCCACCAATGGAGAGGTACAGGTTCCCGTCAACGCCGTAACCCGGCATAGCCTGAATCAGGGCCGTGAGCCCCGTATCAAGCAGCGCGTCAAAGAGCGCGTTACTCGCCTCGTCCCACACGAGGAGCGAAAGGCTAGCCTTACGACCCTGCCTGGCGTCCGTGATGGCAATCGGGTTACGCCGACCAACAATCGCGTACAGCGCCTGCCGTGCCTCACGAGACCACTTGATCGGGGCTTCCACCATGACCGTAGTGTTCAGCGCCGGAATGCCCGGAGACTTGAACCAAACGTAATCCGGATTCGACAACACCGGGGCCGTAACCGTCTGAGTCAACATGCGCGCCGTCAACGTGCTGCCGTTGCGCCACTCAGTGGCGTACCAAACGCGACTAGCTAGCGGCGCCTCATAGTCCTCAACGAGAATCGGACCCTGAGTGTACGGGGCTCCGTCATAGTCGATTCCGTACCCGCGCAGAAACGTAGTCTTGCCGTCCTCGTCAACCCGGTAAATGGTCACCGTGGTAGTAGATGAGGGCGGAAGGTAATTTAGCTTCAACCGCACGTAACCCGCGTCGTCGTTTACCGACAGCTCATAGAGCGGATCGGAAACATAGAACTGGATCTTATCGGCGTAGTAGAAATCAGCAGGGGTGTTGGTGTGGTCAATTTCCATACCGAACCGCGCGAACACTGCCCCAGTAGGAGCCGTGCGCGTCTCTGCAACCAGGATTCCCGCATACGCAGCACTGTCATAGATCGTTGCGAACTGGTCAGGTTCATCAACCTCAAGCAGCGTCCCCGATGCGTCAAACCAACTAATCCGCGTACGAGCCGTAATCGGGATGGACTCAGCCGTATTCGGATTGTGCCGCAGGATCGTAGTGCGAGCCTGATAGGACGTGCCCTCAGTCACCGGGATTAGCCGGTCAAGGCTCGCGTTGACAATCGTGTTGCTCGTCGGACGGATAGCAAGAACGTACCGGCCGTCAGTAGCAGTAGACGTGTAGTAGTCACGCGACAGGGTGGCGTCATCACACGTCCAAGCCGGTTGAGTGGCCTCCGTCGAATACTCGTCGTACGTCAGAAGGTTACCGGCCGCATTCGGGGCAGGCTTTAGAGCCGCCTCGTCAAGATAGAAAGCGTCCCCAACGGCAAGAGCAACCGGCCGGAAGTACAGACGAGCCGTAGCAGCCCCGGCAGGAGCAACCGCAGAAAGAATCCGGTAGTTCCATGCGCCCGACGTGAGCGAGCGCGACAACGACGAGGCCGGAAGCGTCGCCCCGCCCGCGTCGTACCACTGGATAAGCGCGTCAGCAGTAGACGTAACTGGGCTGAATAGCCACCCCTCAGCCACGTACTCAACGCCCGGAGTAACCGGAACCGTCGTGTTCGTGCGGAGATACTGAGTGCCCGATGCGTTCGCTGTAATGCCGACACAACGGAAACCGTCGTATCGGGGACCGGTACCCCAAGACACCGTGCCCGGAGTAGAGCCCGACGCACCCCAACCGTCAATACCCGACTCAACCGACTGCACGTCATACCCGTAAAGGTTGCCCGGGATAACCGGCGCCTCACCTAGGTACACGTCGTCAATGTTGACGTAATCGTTAATCGTGATGTTGTCCGCGATAAACGCAATGCGCATCTTGGTTGCGGTCGGAGGGGCAACCGCGCTAATGGTCGGATAGTTGCCGAGAACCCAACCCGTGCTAGTGGCGCTAGGGGAAGTCGAGTAGTTGAACGAGCCGATATTAGGGCCGCTATCGGCGTAGAACAGAATCCGCGCCGTAAAGACCTTGCCCGCATAAGCAGCCTGAATACGCGCCGGAATGCGCGCTAGATACGTCTTCCCCTCCTGTACGCCGGTCACGTACGGGGAATACGCCTGAACGGTACCCGTAGCCTTGGCAGTGAACCTCAGCGAGTAAGTACCGGACAGATACTGACCCGTCACAACAGATAGCGTCGTGTTGCTCGTCGGATCCGTCCAAGCATGCGTGCCACCCTCAAAGGTGGTTGCTGCCGGGTCAGTGAGTAGGTTCGGGTTGACGAAAGCCACTAAGAAACCTCCTAGGGCCCCGGTGAGCCCTCGTGAGACTCACCGGGGTACAGATGAACCTAGGAACGCTCCTAGGCGATTACGCGCCCCCCTGAGGGGGTTCCTCACTGGACGGAGCGGGACCGGGCCCCGGAGAGCCGTCCGACGTGGTGTCAGAGTCCTCCGGGTAGACAGCCGTAGCGCCGTCCGACGGATACCCGATAATCACCGTGTTGCCGTTCTCGTCGGTTGTCTCCTCGTAACGAGGAACCTCAACCGCCGTGTCTTCACCCTCAGGCACTACAGAACCCTTCCGAGAGAAGCGGGACCGATTAGCCCCTTATGGATCCGGTCATCCGCGCGCCGGTCAACGTACGCCTCAAACTGCGTGCGCCCATCGGGCGACAGAATGAGCGTGTCCCCCGGCTGTAGGCCACCGTTACCGGCAACCATGCCCCGGTTAGCCAGTGTGGAAATCTGCGACCACTGACTAGCGGTGAAGACCGGCTCAGGCTTACCCGAGTCGTTAGCCGAAAGGGTCGCCCCCGGCTGTAGAAACCCGCCGTTGTCGTATCCGCCCGTACGGTTGTACGCGGAAGACAGCGAACCGTAACGCGACATTGCATAGCGCATAGAGGCGTAGACGTTCGCTAGCGGGTCCCAAACACCACGACCACGGAGCTTGCCCGCGTACGCGTTGAACGTAGGGTCAATCACCTGCATAAGACCCTTGGACGGAACACCGTTCTTGGCGTTGATATCCCAATTGTTGATGGCCTTGGGGTTACCGCCCGACTCCTGATTCATACGGCGCAGAACCGTATTCAGCAGCGAGGCAGGCTGACCAACCATCCCAAGAGCCTTGAGAACAACACCCTTCCACTGAGCAACACCGGCACCCGGCTTGTAGTGGATATTCGGGGAAGCGTCGTTCTTCTTGTCCGCCTTCTTGGCATACCCAAAGATGGAATCAACCATCTTGTTCGGGATGCCCTTAACCATCTTCCCGAACCCGTTGCCGGTACCCGGAATCATGGAGATCAGAGGGTTGACAACATGCTTGACACCCGCTCGCGCGGAAGCCTCAAGCGTGTCCGCGAGCCAAGAGGCACCCTTCTTAATGCCTTCCCACGCCTTAGAACCGGCACCCTTTAGAGCCGAACCGGCAGAACCGATCCAACCGAAAATGCCGCCGTCCTTGAACGCCGGAAGCCCGCCGCCCATAGCCTTCTGAACAGCGCCCACGCCACCCTTACGGGCAAGAGCGTTCATGCTGTTCACATAGCCCGGACCCATGGCACGCGTCCACTCAGGACGCATCACAGCTTCACCACCGGACAGAGCCGCTAGGTGAACGTCACGGCCGGGCGTATAACCCGGCAGAATGCCACCCGTAGCAAAGCCCTTGAACTTGTTCAGCTTGGGTGCGCCGAAAGCCCCGGCAACCTTATTCCAGACGCCAACAATGCCCTTGTTGTAGACCGTATCAATGATGAAATTGATAGGCTTCTTGGCGATATCGGAAAGCTTGGACCACTGCTTTCCAATCATGTCCTTAGCCGTCTTAAAGGCGTCAGCAACCTTCTTCATTCCGGCCTTGAGCGCATCAAAGGCAGGCTTGACACCCTTGTCCCAAAGCCACTTAGCCTTATCGGCAATGAAATTGAACGGGGGCTTAATCCCGTTATCCCAAAGCCACTTGGCCCACTTACCGAGCTGCTTGATGCCCCCGACGAAATAGCCAAAGAACGGCTTGACGCCATTGTTCCAAAGCCACTTAGCCTTATCGGCGATGAACCCAAAGAACGGCTTGATCGCGTTATTCCAAAGCCACTTAGCAGTGCTGCCAAGCGTCTTGAAAATGCCGATGATGAAATTGATGTACAGCTTGAACCCGGCCCAAAGGACCTTGACCACACCGACAATCAACCCAAAGATCGGCTTGATAATCGTGCCGTAAATCCACTTCACGATATCCGCGAGAGCCGTAAAGATGGGCTTAAGGACAACATTCCATGCATAGCTAGCAGCCGCCTGGATAGCAGCCCATGCGGCCTGAACGATCGAGCGGAAGGTTTCCGACTTCTGATAGGCCACGTACAGGGCCGCAGCAAGGCCCACCAGCGCGAGCACGACGAGGGCAATAGGGTTCATTGCCATAACGGCGTTGAACGCGGCCTGAATAGCCGCCCACGCCTTAGTAACAGCGGAGACCGTACGCACCACGCCCGTATAGAGCGCGACAGAAACAGCAATCGCCGTAATGCCCGCAGCGAACGGGAGTAGCCAACCCTGGTTATCCTTCATCCAAGACCAAGCAGCCTTGCCGAACTCCCCGACCTTAGTCAGGGCCGGAATGAGGTACTTGCCGATTACCTCAACTAGGTCTTGCTGTAGCGTCTTGGCGAATGTCTTGATCTGATAGATAGGCCCACTACGGAGCGTCTTACCAAGCTTCCCCGCTGCACCCTCGGTCTTACCGGCCGCAGCAACAGCCTTGCTCGGGTCAAGGTCGAATAGGGCCGAGCCCAAATCCTCAGCCTGAGTACCGAACAGACCGACCGCAGCAGCCTCACGCTTGACCGGGTCGTGAATCCCACGGAGCTTGTCAAGGACCATGTCAAGCCCCTTGGTGGCAGACGAGCCACCCTTACCGATCATCTTTTCCATGGTCTGAGCGTCCAGACCAATTGACTTGTACGCGGCTCGGGAACCGTCGCTCATGTCAATGGAGCGGATAGAGAATTCCTTCATGGCATCAGCGATGATGTCCGTATCACGGGCACCACCCTTGAGACCCTGAGAGAAGAGACCCATAGCCGTCTTGGAATCTAGACCAAGCTTCTTGAGCTGTACCGGGTATTCCTGGAACGTCTCAAGCAAGTCGTCTGCGTTCGGGCCTAGCTTCTGCATTCCGGTCGTAATCACGTCAAGCGCCTCGTTGGCGTTCTTCGCTAGACCGTTCTTCATAAGCGCGCTGACTGCCTGAGTCTGCATGCCCATATCGGTACCGAACGTGGTAGCAACATCGCTCATCTTGGTTGCGATGGACTCAAGTTGCTTGTTCGTAGCGTCCGGCTTGACAAGGCCACCGTTAACCACAGAGCGGATAGCCTCAGCACCCTGCTCAAAGTTCTCAGTAACACCCTTGGCGTACAGCTTTCCAGCCACGTCGCCGTAACGCTTAGCGTCCTTACCAGAAGCACCTAGCTGAGCCTGTAGCTTCTTAGTAATGTCCGCCTGTTCGATGGCGTCAGCAATACCCTTGGCGAGCACCGCACCGGCAGCAATACCCGCCGCCGCAGCACCCGCCTTGAGCTTGTCCTTAAGCCCACCACCGGCGGCCTCGCCCGCTTGGTCACCGGCGTCAGCCGCCGGACCAACGATCTGTGCGCGCAGATCACGAGCGAAACCCTGAATCTCCGGAACAATGGAGACATACGCAACTGCGATTTCCGGCGCAGGCATTAAGCCCCCTTCGTACGTTCGCGGAACGCGAGCAGATCAGCCGCTGTGATTTCCTTCTTGGTCGACTTGGTCAACCCCGGTCGCGGGTACGGGTCAGGCGTTGCCTGCCGGTTACGCCGCTCTAGATCCTTGTTCGCAATCGTCCACTGAACAGCGTTCGTAGAGTCCACAAGGTCAGCGAGGATGAAATCAGTACGAGACCAAAGCGGCTCACCGTTCATCGCTTGGCGAGTCGCAGAATCGGGCGGTAGCCCGCGAATGAGAACGTCCACACGGCGGGGGCTCAGAGTCCCCCGCCACATGTCGAGTAGGTCAATACCCCGAAAGGCTAGATCAGCCTCAACAGCGTCCCCGTGTTCCCGAAGGAACGCGAGAAGGGTTAGGAGTTTCCCGCACTCACCGACTTACCGGCAACCTCGAAGAACGCGCCAAGATCCTTGACCTTCTTGTTGGTCACTCGGAAGGTTGCATACTGGTCTTCACCAAGCAGCGCCTTGAGAGCGTGGGTTAGCTTGTTCTCGTCAATAGCCTCTAGAACGTCGATGTCCCATTCCTCAGCGGGCGGAACCTCGAACGTGTCGCCGTTGAACTCAACAGCATGGGCCTTGCCGGTAACGTCGTTCTTCGTGGGCACGGGAACGCTCCTAATCTTGGGGTGTTGGGGTATCAGGTACTGAATTCAGGAAGTGCTTAGCCAGCTTCCGGCACAGCACCCTGAGGGTCGTTGTCGTAGTCGACGTAAAGCACGTCGTCAACAGACGGGTAAATGGTGATGGTTAGCTCATACGCGCTCAGGTCAGACTCAGAGAGCGTGACCTCACCAACCTCCGTGATCTCACCCGTGGGAATGTGCCGACGCTTCTTAACGTCGCCGTCGACTAGCTCAAGGGTGAACGAGCGCTTCTCGCTCTTTGGAATCTTGATGGTGCGGGTGTTAACACCGGCCGTAGTCGACACGGTGGAACCCGGGTTGACGAGCCCGAAGACGACTAGGTTGTCCTCAAGGCACGTAACGGAAATGCTCCGCTTGTGCTTGCTTCGCTGCGTGCGAATGAGCTTGCCGCCCCACGCATAGAAGTCGCTCGAATCCTCGTCCCGAGCCTCACTCGCGCCGTCCTCAGAAAGAAGACCAACGGCCTTCCAATCCGAAACGGTCGACATAGCAACGTCGAGAGTCGTCGGAAGCGCGGTACCTACAGGAGCGGTCCAAAGGTCCGCGCCTTCCCATAGGCGGGGGTTGGCGATGTCACCTGCCACGGTTCAGCCTTTCGTCACTGTGCGTATATGAAATCCCGTGCCGGCGGTATACGCAGGGTCACATTGCAAGGGCACGGGTTGAAAACTCGACCGCGAACACGTAACGGGCCTTGCCCGATTCCGCATGCGGGAGGTACTGAGGGCCGGTGACCTCAGCCACGTTGTAAACCGTGGTGTCGCCACGCTTACCGGCCATAGCGAGCGCGTAAGCGCGAGCCCGACTCATCAACGCTTCCGCGTCTTCCTCGCTATCCGACCAACACTCAATGTCGATACGGGGTCGGTCCGTAACGAGCGTGTTTCGCATGCCACCCAAGCGCTCAACCCGAATGAACTCAGCGGGCAGAACCTCAGGCACCTGCGAATAGGCAGGGACACCAAGCGCGCCCCTGAGGTACTGAATAGCCACTAGAACGGCGTCCGGGAAGAACACCACCGGCTTACCCACCCGAGCCCCCTAGATTCCTCAGGAGAGCCTTACGGGTGTTCTCAGCGGTAGCCGTCTCCTCGTAACCGGCAATCACTGCGGCACGGAAGCGGGAACCGTCAGCCTGATAGTCAATCCTGGCCTCAACTCCCTCCCCCTCAACTCCGCTTTTCATGCGGTTAGCCTCAGCCAAAACCACATGCCCGGCCTTGACGTTCTTTGGGAGAGAGCGGATGAAATCAAAGTTGTACGTGATGCGAACGTTGCTCACGGTGTCACCCTCTTAAGCCGTACCTCAACGTGATGGACACGGCCACCAAGGCGGAACCGAGCAACCTCCCCATCAACCTCAAGGGTCATGCCGTACGCCTCAACCCGGTCGGTCGGGAGAATGTCAGCATCCATGCCCCGATGCGTGATCAGTCGATAACCAGTGACCACAAAGGGCCGGTCCCCCGTTGGCTCAGTGCTTGAATCCGGCTGGAAACTCACACCGGCCAACGGGGACCGAACGGCCTTAGACCAATCGCGCTCAGTCGACGTGTTCCCGTACTTGTCTGTCTTGTACGGGGCCCGGACAACCGTTGCCGCATCGGCCGCTAGGAGACTCATCCGAGCCTCACAGTGGACGCGCGGCGCCGGTAGCGGGCAAGTAGATCCTTGTCCGCAGGGGCAAGAGATGCGCCGATGGTCTCAGCGGCATACGTGACTGACAGACTTCCTACCGCCTCTTGGCGAATGTCGGCAGGGTTGTTCAGAACGCGTGAGGCAGCGCTTAGAGCGACCGCCTTAACGTCCCCGGGCACTTCCGCGTACCCGTGCGTGTACGTCACGGAGACAGCCTCACAGGGCCGCTCAAGGGTCAGCGTGTCCCGCACTAGCTTGTACGCAACCGGCGCCCCCTCGTCGTCAACGACTGACGCAACCTCAATGACTGGACGCTGAGGGAGAACAACCCACGTACGAACGTGAGCCACACTCCCCCACGACGTGACCGACTCAGGATAGAGCGTCACCGTGGTTGAACGGCGCGTGAAATGCTGCCGAGCCTCAGCCCGGATAATCGCAGATGCAGTGTCAAGCGCTAGCGACGCAGACACCGGAAGTGAAGCCGGGTCCACCTGCATCCAAGTCGCTAGCTCATCAATAGTTGCAAGGGGTGGTAGACCCGGCACTAGACCAACTCCTGAATTCAGGAAGTGCTATCGACCGACTGAGCACCGCACTCAATGCACCGGACCACCTGAACCGGTTCCCCGTCCGGGCGAGAAGCGTTGTAGCTCTCAACCCGAGACGAGGAACCGCAGGAATCCGGGCACGAGGGGGTAGCGGTCGCAACCTTCTTACGCGGTGGCAACCCCTACTCCTTACGCGGCGATAACGCCAGTCAGACGACCAGCAGCCTTGCCACCAAAGAGGGCAAGACCGGTGTAGAACTCAAGGAACGTACGGTAAACAGGAGCCGAGGTCAGTAGACCCATGTCCTGAACCTGAACGCCACCGTTGGTCAGACCGGTAACACCACGGTCGCCCTCGTCCGCACCGAACTTGACCGCGTAGACCGAGGACGCAGCGTTAGACGTGCCCTGAGTCTCGGTCTGCGGAAGGATGTCCGCACCGGCCGCAGTCTGGCCCGGGTCGAGAAGCGGAATGCCGTTGTACGTGGCCACGATCTTGCCGGTTAGGGCTTCCTTGACCATGTCCACACCACCAAGGCGCCGAGCAGAACTCTTGACCTTGGCGATAACCGCACGGTTGGCGTACAGGGCGCCATTACCGGCAGACAGGCCGGGAACCTGAGCAATGAGCGCGTCTAGAGCGTCAAAGAAGTCATGGCCACCCGCAACCGGACCCATGCCGTTCGTGCCCGTAGAGAGCACCTGAGAGCCGGTAAGACGCTTCTTCAGACCGTCAAAGCCCTTGGCGTCAACGGCAGTGTCACCGTTAAAGAACGCATCCTGGAACTTGTACGCCGCAGCCTTAACCTTCATACGCGTCTGAACAGCGCGCTGATCATTGAGGTTGCCGCGAGTCTGAACGATGAACCGGTCAACATCCGCGTAGCCACCGAGAATCACGAGGCTTTCAGACTTCTGGTTAACCGTACCGGTCGACTCGGTGTAGGTCTCGTTCACGTTACGGAACGAGACACCCGGTAGGGTCGCCTCCTCGTTGTACGCATACGAGTTGCCCTGAATAGTCAGGAACGGGATGCGGTCGAGAACCGGCGACTCCTGAACGAACGTCTCAATGACGCCACGCTGTAGATCGGTCTCAGAGAGCTTTGCAGCCTCAGGCAGAGTTAGAGCCATGGGGGCTCACCTTTCGTAGTGAATTGAACGGGGCTAGCAACTACTGAATTCAGTTGCTGCCATAGCTGCGACGCAGGCGGTCAAGCGGAGACTTAGGCTCAGGCTCAACAGCCTTACGCTGAGCGCCCCCAACGTCGCCCCAACCCTTCTCGCCGTCCTTAGCAGCGAGATACGGGCGGTCGGTCAGGAGCTTGTCTAGAGCAGCCTTGATCGCTTCCGGCTTGTCAGCCGAGAGAGATTCAAGGTCAAGAAAGCGTGCAGCGTCCGACGAATCCGCCAAGCGACCCGCAGCAGCAAGGGCAACCTTGTCCTTGAGCCGTTCTGCGTTGAACTCAGCGCGGATCTCATCCCGAATGGCCTCAAGGTCAGTGCCCTTGGTGGCAGCATTCGTACGCCGTAGCCGGTTGGACTCGGCCTTGATCTCAGCAAGTTCCTTCTCAGCAGCCTTACGGGCCGCTCGCTCCTCGCTGAGAGCCTTCTTACCGGCGTCGCCAAGGTCGGTGTCACCATCCTTGGGCTTGCCCTCGTTCCCGTCCGTGCCCTCAGGGCCGTTCTCAGGAGCGTTCCCGGTGCCCTCGTTAGGGTCACCGTCCTTGGGCGAGCTGTCAGCCGGGCCGTTCGGGTTGGGGTTGTCAGGCACTAGGAATCGCTCCTAAACGATGTATCCATGCTTCTTGAGAAGCTTGATTTGCAACTCACGATCGCCGTGAGCGTTCTTCAAAATCTGTTCGGGCATGAGTCGGGCTTCACCGACACGCCGGTACTTCTTACCGGCTTGCTTCTCAAGCTCGGCCCCGTTTCGAACGAGAGCCTTACCGCCAATACCGCGCTTGGTCGTGCCCTCGGTCGTAACCTTCTTGCCGTTCGTGGCCGTAGCCATACCGCGACGAGCGTTGACCACCTGACCGATATCAGCGCCATTACGGAGCGCGTCAGCACCGGCCTTGCCGAATGCCTTGTCTTGCTGCTCGGGAGACATCTGCTTAAACAGATCCTCCGGGCTAGCCGACTTACGCCACTCCTCGTCACTCATAGGTTCCATGCCGCAATCGCAACCAGGGTGCCGCTTGAAACCCTCGCTGTAGCTGTACTGACGACCGGCCAGGATGATGCAACGCGAGCAAGCCGGAAGACGCACCGTTCGCACGTACGACACGCAGCGAGGCTCAGCAGCCATCGCAACCGACGTAGCAGCGCGGGACGTGTCGGCAAGAGTCGTTGCAACAAACTTGGCCATTTGGTTGAGACCGAGGATTGCCGCATCCTCAGCCGTCATGCCCGCAGCAATCCCCTGCGCCGACGTAACAGCCGGTAGATACAGGAGAGTTGCAAGGTTCCGGCCGTCAGACGCCAGACCGGCGAGCGAGCCAGGAACGAGCCGCCCAAGGGGGCCGAATGCCGCACCCTGAGACATCATCACGCTAGTCACGAACGATTGGGCACCCTGAGCAACCGACAGTTGCCCGGCAAGTACCGCGTTCAGGATCTGCCTGCCGGTCTCCCCCTGCATCGCGCTGAGGATCCGGTCCGGGGTGGCATCGCGCCAAAGCCCCTGAACGGCTTCTAGAACGCCTCGCGTAACCGAGGTGGTCTCGTCATACCTAGCTTGGGCCAGAGCCCCGGAGACGGCCATTTAGACCCCCTCCGGTGCCCCACCCGCGTTGTCGGTCGGCTGCTCTGCCGGAGCATCGTCCGGCTTAGGGCCAAACAGACCCGCAATGTTGCCCCCGACAATCGCGGCAGCCTGGTCATCACGCATCGTCTTCCAACGCTCAATCTCGTCCGGAGTCACACCCGGGATTCGCTCCCACAGCGCCTCATCCGGAACGTTGATTGCCTTGAGCTTGGTAAGCGCGTCGGCGTACTGCGCGTCAGAACGGAACTGCGGATCACGCCACACAACCGACCCAAGGGCCAGAGAGTCAGCACGAGCCGCATCACCCTTGGCAAGCGCGTCCAGCCGCATAAGCTCACGGAGCGACGCACCGAAGAACCGTTGACGCTCGGTCACCTTGGCCACAAGACCAGACTCAGCAGCCGCGAGAGCGTCAGCCGAAATGTTGACCACCTGACCAAGCAGGTAATGCGGAGGCGTACGCGTCTGTGCAGCGATGTGCTGGACGGCCGTACCGATCACGTTCGTGTAGTTCGTGAGGTCAGCAGCCGAGAACTCAGCGATACCCGCAGACTCAGACTCAAGCCAGAGCAGCCGGTTAGACCGGTACGGCTCAAGCGGTAGGTCTTCCTCGCCGACAACCTCACCATCGTCGTCCGTGATCTCACGCGTAGGCCGGTCCATGCCGGTAACCACACGCGCGGGAACCGCGAGAGCGTCAGAGTTGGTTAGAAGGTGAGCCCAAAGGGTGTTAACGGTGTCCTGTAGCGGAGCAACGTTGGCAACCTCAGAAACCGGCTTGCCCTGTAGGCGAGCACGGTTCTCGAAAGCGACGAGCGGAACAACCTTGAGCGGGTTAGGCAACTCAGTCTCAAGCACCCAAGTGCCCGAACCAAAGACACCCATGTTGTTCTCATAGTCGTCCGCACCGGCGTAGCCGATAGGTCGAGAGAATCGGAACACCTGATCAGGAGTGAACAGCGTCGCGTACTCACGCGCATCGTCCGTCCAAATCAGCATCCCGTACCGGCGCACACGGCGCTTGCCCGGGACGTACTCGACGATTGCACTCGTCGCGTCGTAGAACGTGATCTCAGTCTCAGGCCCGTCCGGACGCCACACGAGCGCGTACGAGCGACCCGAAATCAGAGCCTCAAGCAGCGCAAGACTGATCTCAACATCGCACTCATTGCGGCGCCAAGAGTCCCACGCATCCGAGTCAAGCGACCCGTCATCAAGACGGAACGCCATAGGCATTAGCCGCTCAAGCGTCGAGTCAACAATTACCTGAGTCCAGTTGTCCGCGAACCCGTCGAATAGGTCACCGGCGATATTCGAAAACTCCGGAGACGCAAACTTGAGGTTGTGCTCTCCGTTGTAGTAGGCGCCGTACTTCCTGGCGTTCGAGCCACGCTTCTTGAGCTTGGCGTACAGCCTGACTAGCACCTGAGCGGGGGTCTCAGCCATGCGTCAACCCCCTTCCCTAGGTGGTCAGTTGCTGAATTCAGTAGTTGCCTACGCGCTAGCGGCGCGGGACTTCTTGAGGGGCCGACGGACATAACCGTCAAGGGCCATGACAGCCGCAGCGATACCATCAATACGAGCCTTGGACTGATGACGGTCCGGCTTACGCGGACGGATGTTGTCGTTACCGTCGGCGTAGATCTCTACGCAAGCAGCGTTCCAACGCAAGATGGGATTGCCACCGTGCTTGACGCGTCCCTCGCGTAGCAGCCGCTCAAGCTCCTTAGAGCCCGGGGACATACCCAAGTAGGTCTGCGCGACCGGGACGACATCAACACCCTTGGTCTTCTGGTCAACGCGCTGCACAAGCTGACCGGCAAACATGCGGTCATAGCTCACACGCTGCACGTTCAACCGGCGACAGTCGGCAATGATCTGCTTTTCAATCGTGCCGTAGTCGATAGCGTCGCCCTCAGTCAGCGTTAGCCAACCCTCACGAGCCCATTGACGCAACGGCATCTGAACCTGAGCCTCAAGCTCGTCAACACGCTCCTCGGGTAGCCAGAAGCGCGAGACAAGCTCAAGCTCAACCCCCGGTTGGCGAGACTCAACAGCGAGCACCCAAGCGGAAAGGTCAGACACGGCCGAAAGGTCGACGCCACCCCATGCACGGCGATAGCGGAACTTCTTCTCGTCCACCGTTCCGGCATTCGCATCCCACAGCGGCATAGGGAGCCACCGGATAGACGAGCGCATACGGCGATTGAGAGACAGTCGACAGAACGTCGGGAAGTACGAGGGGGTTGACTTAGCCTTCTCGGCCTCACGTCGCAGATACGACAACGAGGGGGAAACACCAAGCCCCGGGTTAGCGCGTCGCCAAGTCTCCTCAGCGAACGGGTCCGCATCCTCAGGAGCAGCCCAAATCACGCCGTAGTGACCAGGGTCGGTAACGACACCCTCAGCGACACGACGCGTATACGTGTGCTTCTCGTCGTAGATCGAACCCTCTTCGCCCTCATCTGCGGTCGTGATGAACACAATGAGTGGCTGATCTCTAGCGCCCGTTCCAGTCTCGATCGCGTCAACGAGGTCACGCGACTTATGAACGTGAACCTCATCAATGATCGCGCCGGACACGTTCAAGCCGTGGGCAGTCTCAGCGATCTTAGAGAGAGCACGGAAGACACCACCCGTGCGAGGCACCCGAAGAACGTTCCTCAGGATCTCCACACGGCCGCGTACGGCCTTGGAAGTCTCCGCCATACGCTTAGCGTCCTCGTACACACGGCGAGCCTGCTCAAGCGAACCTGCGGCCGCATAGACCTCAGCACCAACCTCACGGTCAGCGAGGAGCAGAGCTAGGCCGATGCCCGAGGAGAGAGTTGACTTACCCGCCTTACGCGGAACCTCAATCCAGACCGAGCGGATAACGCGTACGTCCCGTTCAACCTCAGGGTCATACCAAAGCCAACCGAAGATGGGGAAGACAACCCACACCTTTTGCCAAGTCTGAAGCTTGAGCGGTGAGTTGCCCCAACGGCCCTTGGTGTGCTTGAACGACTCAATAGCCTTAAGCGCACGGGCCGCATGCTCAACCGAGAAGTAAGCACCCTCGCGCGCATCCGCCTGCATGGCGTTGACGAGGGGCCGACGCTCCCAAGCATCCCTGATCTCCTCGTCCGTCATCCCAAGCTCAATCAGAGCCTCGTACGGAACCGGCAGAGAATCAGGGTCAAACTCGTCAGTCGAAAACGTCGTCATCCTCTCCCCCAGACTCAGGCGGCGTGATCCTTGCCGCTGAGGAAGGGGAAAGACCAAGCTCACCCGTTAGCGACCGGAAGTGAGACCGGTACTGATTGACAATGGTGATCCACGGGTTTTTGACCATGCCCCGCTCAGTCTCGACAACGAGACCTTGACGGGAAAGCTCACGCTCTGCCTGCCAGATGCGGGCGGCGGTAATGCAATACTCAACGGCCGTTTCACGCTGAGGGTCCGACAGACCAGCGGACATGACGAGCGCCGGAATGGTCGTTGACCACACAGCAGCAGCCTTGGCGCGAACGTCCTTGTGACCCTTGAGCTTGCCGGGCAACACGTCTTCCCAGTCAGGCTCACGAGGAGCCGACGGAGCGAACGAGGCACCGGGCGACTGTCGGTCAGCACGGAACGTGCCCTCACGGACCGCCGTTAGGTGAGGCTTGGGCTTGGCGCCAGGTACGGCCACGCTCAGTCACCTCCGCAGAAACGGTCTGATCAGCCATCGTAGGTTTTTGCC